CGCGGTCGCCGACGATGCGGGCGGGCCGCCGCCGTCAGCGGACACGATGCCCTGCTGGCGGCAGGGGTTGCCGAACATCACAGCTTTCTTCACGCGGTCGTGGAGATCGTGCAGCACCCCGCCCGGCCCAAAGCTGTATTTCCACAGCATGCTCATCACCACGGCGCCCTGCGAGTAGCCGACGAGCCACAGGTCATGCCCGGCGCCGCCCCACTTGCGGGCCTGCACCTCACCCGAGGCGACCCCGGCGGTGATCGACGGCCACATCGGGAACGGTTTGGCCGGCCAATCCCCGAGCGGCTGGAACTGCGCCTTGCCCGCCTTCTCGAGCACGCGGCCCACGTCGGCGGGGGGTCCGGTCCACATGTCCACCCCGGTGCCCTGCGCGCACAGGATGACCGGCAGTTTCGGCTTCGTGGTGGAGATGAGGCCGAGCGCGACGAGGTCATGATCGGACACCTCCCCGGTCTGCGGCTGCCCGGTGCGGCGCTGGTATTCCTTCTGCACGTCGCGGTCGCTGTAGCCGAAGAAACCGTCGATGCGCAGCACACCGCCGTCGGATTCCCTTGCGTAGGCGCTGAACCGGCGCACCATCACCTTCTGCCACGCGCTGACGAGCGGGCCCTGTGTGCCGACCTTCATCATCGCTTCAGCCACTCGCTGAGGTCGAACAGGGCGGACAGGACCGGCACATCCACGTCGGGGATCAGGTTGATCTGCTGGCGCACCTTCTCGGCGAGGTCAGGCAACTGCGGCAGCTGCCCCAGGTCCGGCAGGTGGACCTTGAGCTGGTCGGCGACGGCCCGGGCGGCCGCGGCGGCGACCAGCGGCAGCAGCGCCGACACCTTCTCCACCAGGATCGGGACGAGAACGGCGACCAGCTTGGCCACCAGCTTGTCGGTCAGTGAATCCAGCATCGCGATGCTCCTTTTCTCACGGTTTGATCCCGTACTTGGCGAGATGTTTGCGGGTGATCGGACCCACGACGCCGGACACTTCCATCCCGACGCGGCGCTGAAATTCCTTGACCGCCAGCTCGGTTCGGGGACCGAAGTCACCGTCGACGACCAGCGGCAGGCCCGGATAGGACGGGAACACCCGGTTCATGCCGTCCTGGAGCCGTTTGACGGCGTCCCCGTGCGAGCCGTATTCGAGGCGCTCGCCCGCGCCGGGCGCGGGTACCGGCGTGGAGCGTTCCGGCCCGCCGGGGGTGTAGACGCCGAGGTAGCCGTTGCGAAGCTCGTTGGCCAGCTTCGCGATACGGCCGTCGCCTTCGGGGTAGTTGAGCTGAAAGTGCATCGGGTCTTTCGGGCTCGACCAGTCCTGCCCCCACCAGATACAACCCTTGAACAACGCCAATCCGCGTCGCACAGTGGCGATTTCGGCGGCCGTGAATCCTCCGTACGAGACGTGAAACGGGTGATCGGACCAGTTGAGGTCCATCGCCGTCCCGGACAGGTGGTTGCTCGAGGCGACGCTGTTGGTCCAGGTGAAGGAACCTTCGTCGGTGTGGCCGCGGCCTGGGTTGTCAAGGGATTCGACGTTGGCGTTGAACCAGGACGCCCACGCCGTCAGGATGGTCTGGGCGTCGCCGGTGCGGAACGGCAACGACAACCCGGTGCCGGGGATCTTCGCGGTGGTGCAGCCGGCGGCGTCGACCATCCGCCAACCGTTCTCGCTGATGGTGTTTCCGTAGACGGTTCGGAATGCCATGTGGGGCCTTTCTTTCAGGGAGGCAAGGTGATTCATGGTGTGTCCTAGTCGTGCAGCACCCGATCGGGGTTCAGTGGGCGGATGTCGGCCTCGGTGATGTCGTCGAGGTCGATGACGCCCGCCGCGCTGAGGGTCATCGGGTGCGACAGCTTCTGGGCGGCGGTGAACCCGCGGTCGGGGCGGTGACCGTAGACGATGTGGGTCCACGTCCCCATCGGCACCAGGATTCGGCAGTTGCCCAGCAGCACCCCGCCAGCAGTCATGCCCCAGGTGATCTGGCCGCGCTGGTAGTCGGGATCGGACAGCGGTTCATCGCCGAACCGGTTGACCGCACCGGCATGATTCGGCCAGATGACCGCGCTGAGGATGCCTTCCATCACGAATGCCTGCGGCTCAGGTGATGGTAAAGCTCGGCGTCACGACCACCTGGCCCTGGGCGCTCATCACCACGTCGGTCACGTCGGCGGCGTCGATCATGTTCGCACCGGAGACAGCCGAGGCGTTGATGATGTGCGTGACGGTGCCCGTCGGAACGTCGATGGTCACCGCGCTGCCGTTGATCACACCACCGGTCGCGCTGCTCCATGTGGTGGCCTTGCGGGCATACGCCGGGGTGCCACCTGTGACCTCGTTGGCCGGGGTGGACGTGGTGCCGGGGTTGGCGGTCGCCAGGCCGATGTAGTTGCCCAGCGTTCCATATCTGTCGGCCAGGTTCTGCCTGGTCGTGGCTACTGCGATTGCCATTTCCTACCTCCTGAATTTCTTTGTCTCTCAGACCCATTCCACGCGGGTGAATCCGTCTGTTCCGTCGGCACCCTGACCGGCAGATGCCCCGGCGTTGCGACCGCCGCCACCACCACCACCGCCGCCATAGGGTGTTCCGACAGCTCCGGCCTGAGCACCGGTGTTGCGTTTCCCGTCGCCGCCGTCGCCGCCGTCGCCGCCCAGTCCGGTCGGTGTGCCGCCGGATGAGGTGCCGCCGGCGCCTCCGACCCCTGCACTGGTGTCGCGGGCACCGCCGCCGCCACCACCACCGGAGCCGGCGCCGTTGGTGTTCGATCCACCGGCAAGCCCACCGCCGCTGGCCGAGCCGCCGTAGCCGCCGCTTGAACCGGATGCGGTGGTGACACCGGCCAGACCCGAGACGGTCGCGGTTCCACCGGTTCCGGCACTCTGACCGGATGCGTTGGCACCACCGTTGGCGGTCAGCGTGATGGGACCGGAGGAGAAGATCGAGTTCCCGGCGTTGTGCAGGCCCCGTGCGACGCTGTAGGTGGGGCCGAGGCTGGCGGCCGGGATGAAGTGACGCCCGATGCGGGCACCGCCGCCACCGCCACCGCCGCCTTTGCCGGAGGTGTCATGGGCTGTTCCGGCCCCACCCTTGGCGCCAGCCCCGATAAGGGTGACGTAGCAGCCGGCGCAACCCACCGGGACCGGGTCGCCGCTGACGTTGATGTTCTCGACGGTGAATGGATTGAAGGTGCTCATCGTGGCCGACAGAGATCCCGTACCGGACAACGGTGCCGACCTGTCCGCCCTCGGGACCACGGTCAGGGTCGCCGCCAGGGCACCTGCAGCCGCGAGCGGTGCCGTGACGGGGTACTTCTGGGTGACGGCCCCCACCAATGCGCCTGTACTGCCCAGAGGTGCGGGCCTGCTGTGGCGTCCGAGGATGACGGCGTCCAGGGAGCCGCTGCCGACCAGTTCTGCGCTGCGGGTGTCGGACAGGATGGTCGTCGCCGACAATGCACCGCCGGCTGCGAACGGGGCGCCGGATACTGCTCCCACGGCGATGACGGCAGACAGGGTTCCGGGCATCAGACCCACTCGATCTTGTTGTACCCGATGCCACCGGCACCGCCGCCGCGCCCGGTGTTGTCGGCACCACCGCCACCGCCACCGGCCCCGTAGGTGCCGCCGGCACCGCCGACACCGGCTACACCGGAACCGGGGGCACCACCGCCGCCACCGCCACCGGGCTGACCGGCCCCAGCATTGCCACCAGGCGATCCGTTGCCGCCCGAGAAGTTGGAGGCACCACCGGTCGCCGCTACTGAGTTGCCGCCGTTGCCGCCGCGCCAGTAGACCGGCCCAACGGTGCGGGAACCGCCGGAACCACCGCCAGGAGCACCGCCGGTTGTGTTGTTGACAGCATTGCTAGCGGTGCCGCCCAACGATGCTGCGCTACCGGCTGTGCCGTCGTCGGTGTCGAGAGTGCCTGCGCCACTTGAGGTCGCTATTCCGGCAGCCCCGGCGATCCCGGCGGAACCGCTGGCACCGGCGCCGCCCACGCCACCACCGTTGGCGGTGACACTGCATGATCCAGATGTGAAGGTGCTGGCGGTACCGGCGGTCGATGAGACTCCACCGTTTCCACCAGCGCCACGAGTGAGGCTGTAGGTGGCTCCCATCAGGGAACGGGGGATGTAGGAACGGTTGACTACGGCGGCTCCACCACCGCCGCCACCGCCGCCGACAGCCGCGCCGACTGCATTGGTGCCACCCTTTCCACCAGCGCCGCCACCGCCGCTCATGGTGAGCCAGCAGCCGCTGGCATTCGTCGGGACGGGCTGGTTGGTGTGCGTGACGTTCTCATAGGTGATCGGGGTGAAGGGGATGTTGGCCGTGGCCGACAGGGAACCACTGCTGGACAGGTTTCCGGTGGCGCTCATCAGGACCGTCGTCAGGGCGCTGAGCGCACCGTTGGAGGACAGTGCGGGCGACAGGCGGTAGAGCTGGCTGATCAGCGAGGCCAGTGATCCCTGGCTGCCCATGGGCTGGGGGTAGAAGGGGTGGATGGACGCCGAGAGCCCCTCGGTCAGCAGGTGCCCGCCGGCGGTGTCGGCGAGCAGGGTGCCGTCGGAGCCGAAGCGGGCGGGGTAGATGCGCCCGATGATCCCGGCCAGGCCGTCTTCGACAACGTGCTCGAGCACACCGGCGGCGGTGAAGGACATGATGACGGCGCGGATCTCGTGGATCAGGGTGCTCAGATACCCGACCGACGAGAACAGGGCGTTGCGGTACTCGATGGTGGACCGGCTGGCCTGCAATGACCCGTCCGTGCCGAACTCCGCGACGGCGTGACAGATCGGGGTTATAAGTGCGCTCAGGCTCCCGTTCCCTGAATGCATCCCGACCTTGTCCAGGCTGGCCGTCCAGCCCCCGGAACGGGCCTGGGCTGTCGACGGCGGGTGGGCGAACCAGCCGCCACTGCGGGGCGGGGTTGTGTCGACGGGAGTCGAGGACCAACTCACTGGTCGCCGCCGGTCCATTGGCGAACCGCACCCGGTGCCGACTGGGTGAGGAAGATCGGCCAGTCGCGGGCGAATCCCCCGAAGCCGCAGCACCGGAAGGCACTGCCCATCATCGATCCGGTGTCGGGCGCCCCGGTGACCCCGTTGCCGTTGTGCCTGCCCTCCAGGTACCGCTTGGAGCCTTCCTTGCCGCACAGCAGAGTCAGGGCAGAACCGGGGCCGGGGTCCGGGCCGGAATAGGTGTCGTGGCAGACCTCGGAGTAGACCCCGTTGATCACGCGGTAGATCCAGGAGTTGCCGTTGCCCATGCGGAACTCGATGTAGTTGAGGTTGTCCGCCGACATGCGGCCCAGCACCATGTTGTAGGCGGCGTTGCCGGTCAGCCCGGTCAGTAGGGGCTTCTCGGCCTGGCTGTTCAGCGCGATGCTGATGATCTGATCGTCGTCCAGTGTGACCAGTGGAATGTGGCGGGCGATGTAGATCCGGTCGGACATGCCCGACTTGGAGAAGTAGGCGTTGTGGCCGTCGGTGCGGACGGTGCCCGCCGACCCCAGGTAGGTGACATGCCAGTCCGCCCCCAGGTTGGAGCCGCTGCGCTCGAAACTGTCGGAGGCGTAGTTGCCCCCCGACAGCCGGTTGGTCAGGTCGGTGACACGGGAGGTCAATCCGGCCAGGGTGTCCGAGACGTGGGCCAGGGCATTGGAACTGTCGGTGTGGGAGTAACCCGACCCGCCGATGCCGAGGAGACTGCGGACGTTGTTGTCGATCTCGGTGAGCACACCCGGCAGGAAGTTGTTACCGATGCTGCCCTGGTTGACGTTGGACCCGTTGAGCGGGGAGAGCTGGTCCAGGAAGCTGTCCTGGCGTTCGGCGATGTCGGCTAGCAGGCCACTGGGGTGCAGGATCTCCCGCAGAGCCGTCAGATCACCCTGCAGTGCCCTCTCCAGAAGGCCGGCGGCGTTGGAGATGATGCCGGTGAACAGGTTCTCGATGTCGTTGGTCAGGGTGTCCCCGGCGTCGGTGCCCATGACCAGCAGCTGCTGCAGCAGCCCGACCTTGTACAGGCTGCTGTCGTCCCACCAGACGGTGCCTGCGGTGGCCGAGGGGGTGAGGGTCAGCCGCACCCGGATGGCATCGACGTTCTCGGGCACGGTGTAGCTGCCCGACAGCTTGACCCAGTCGCTGGTGGGCGGCGTCAGTGCATGGCTGGCGATCACCGGCTGGCCGACAGCCGAGTTGGAGAGGTAGGTGGTGACACCAAGCTGGATCGGGGTGCCCGAGCCGGTCATGCCCGACCACTTCGTCCAGACCGACAGGTCGAACCGCTGGCCCAAGCTGGCCGGGATCAGGTTGGACAGCAGATCCTTGGAGCCGGTGCCGTCGGCGGTCATCTTGGCCGATCCCCCGACCGGGGAGTGGCTGACATCGGGGTCGAAGTCCCAGACCGAGGAGTTCTCGGTCTTCAGGTTCTCGAAATGCGGGTTGGCGATCAGGTTGTTGTCGAAGACCTCGCCGATGGTCGCCACCGACACCTGGGGGATGCGGTGCGCAAGCACCGGCCCGAAGAGGTTGTCCCGCAGGAAGCTGCCCAGCGCGGCCAGGTCCCCGCCGGGATCACCGGTCAGCTGCGCGTACAGCTGCGACCAGTCCGCCCCGGGCAGCAGCGGGGACAGGATGTGTTCGGCGAACCACCGGACGGCGGCGTCAGGGTCGAAATCGGTTGCGGCGAAATCGATCCCGGAAAACATTGCCAGCAGGTTGTCCCAGGTGCCGGCCAGGTCGCGGAGGTCCAGTCCGGTCAGGTCCTTGATGAGATCGACGATGCCGTCGAATGCGCCGAGGATCGCGTCGTTGATCTGCCCGCCGGCGGCTTTCGCCGTTTTGTCGATCGCCGTCATCGGGTCCGTCCACGGCAGCCCGCCGCGGGTCGGCGAGTACAGCGACGACCCGCCCTGACCGCGCTGCGTGGGGTACTTGTCGTAGCTGCGAGGCATCAGGTCACCGGGAACAATCTCACCGACAGGTGCGAACCCGCGGCGGCGTAGGCGACCGATCCCGACCCGCCGATCCGGTACAGCAGAACCGAATACACCATCGCCTGGCCGGCGGGCACCCTGCCCACGCCGGATTCCGGTGCCACGGCACGCGACGGGTCGGAGGTGTCCGACCAGTGCTCGCGGATGTGCGCGATCGTCTCGGCGTCCAGGGTGGACGGATCGTAGAGAGCCCGCGCGCACAGTGTCCCGGTCTCCGGCGCCGCCGTCGATCCCTGCGGCAGGCACCGCACCTGAACTTCGACTTGGGCGCTGTTGAACAGCCCGCTGCGCTTCCACCGGACGTGCCCGTCGATGTCGGGGTAGTAGGCCTCGTCCTGGCCGGGCACGATCAGCGTGGCAATCACGTTCCACGTCCCCGAGAATGTGCCCGCCGGCCCGAAAGACCCTTCGGGGATCGACAGTTTCACCACCCGGCCCGCGTCGGGGGAGCCGCCGCGGACACCGCCGGCCCCCGACCGCAGCGACGCGTCATAGACCAGTGCCTGCCCGTCGCCGATCGGGCCCACGAAGTCGTCGGCCTCGAGGATTTTCGCGTTGTCGCCCTGCGGGCCGGGGATCAGCGGGATGTCGACGGAGAAATGCGGTTCCAGGGTGGTGCCGGTGTCGGCGACGTTCAGGTCGAGCGGGTAGGTGATTCCCCCCGACGGTGGTTCGACACCGCGGGCGGTGATGTGGACGTCCGGGGTGGGTCCGGGCGGGCCGGGGATCGCGCCCAGGACGATGCGCCACCCGTTGCCGTCCCACAGATGCCAGTAGCCGTCGATGTACCAGCCCATTCCGGCGTCGTCGTCGCCTAGGGTCTTGGGCAGGTCGGACACCAGCGCGATCGTCGACCCCCACTGGGGCCGCCAGAACGGCGCCGGGTCGCCCTTGTCGCCCTTGTCGCCCTTGATGGCGTCCAAGACGATGTTGTCCTCGCCGGGCATCAAGGTGAACGTGCCGATGATGGTCTGCGGGTCGCCGGGGTTGCGGACCGCGGCGTAGAACAGGACACGCACGACCCGTTCGCCGAGGAAGATCGGCTCACCGGTGGTGATCGTCGACGTGGTGATCGTCACGAATCGTCCTCCTGCGCTTGATGATCGGATTCGCCGCGCTGTTCGGCCGCGGTGTCGGCGAGTTGGTCGGCGGCTTGGCCGGCGCGGGCGATGAACAGCTCGCGGATCGCGGATCGCACGTCGGGGTCGAGTTCCTCGATCTGCTTGACGTGGGCGGCGGCTTCCCGGCGCGCGTCGCGGGCGCGGTCCTTCGGGGTGTCGTCCTTGATGACGACCCACTCGACGGCATCCACGTACCGCCCGGCGGCGTCGGGCAGCCGGCGCGCCCGGATGAACGCGCCGGCGCCGGTGGCGGGGTCGAACTGCGGATAGGTGGTGTCCACGTCCACGCCGGCCAGCGCGCCGTGAAACATCAGCAGCTGCAGATGATCCTCGGGCAGACCCAGTGACCAGCCCTGGATGCCGACCGCGTCGCGGAAGGCCTCCACGAGCCGCTGCTGACGCGCGGTGATCACGTCCTGCTCGGCCTGCGTGAACCGCCGCTCGTACGGGAACGACGGAAAAACCTTGCCCTTGTTGCGGTTTCGTCTGCTCATGCGGCTGCGCTCCGAAACCGTGCGCGCTGAATCACGCACGACTTGCAGTTCCGGCCGCCACCAGCCCGCCAGTAGATGTTGTCGGGGGTGAATTCGTGACCGTTCTTGCAGTGCGTCTTATCCTTGTTGCCCTTCCCATTCGGCACGTACGAGCTGGGCCGCAACTTCCAGCAGGCGCGGCAGTCGCGGCCGCCGTCGCCGCGGGCGTATGTGTTCTCGGGTGTGAATTCGTGGCCCCGGACGCAATGGGTCTTCATCCAGTTCTGGTTGCCGATCCCGTTGCGTGCCATGTCCCGCTTGTTGGCCAGGCTGGTGTCCCACCGCAGATTCGACAGGTGGTTATTGCCCGGATTGTCATCCCAGTGGCACGCCTCCATCCCCTTGGGGCACGGGCCGACGAACGCGAGCAGCACCAGGCGATGCACACGCTCAGCGTGACCTTCCCCGGCCAACTGCAAGTTGACCCAGCGGCGGCGGTACTTGTCGGTCGCTTGCCGCAATATCCGCTCACGGTATGAGCGTGATTGGCCACACGGCAGCGCAACAGTCCGGGCATCTGATCGAACCCGGCCTGAATCGGACACGGAATAGCAGCCCTCCCATCCCGGGATCGGCCGCCATGTCTCGTGTGTGATTTCCATTGTCTCCCTTTAAAAAAGTGACCCGCTACCCGCGAGCATGCCGGCGAATGAGGCGACGTTGCCGATGGTGCGGAACCCGCGGGCGATGGGGTCCTCTTCGCGGGTGTCGTCGCCGAAGCTGACCGTGGGCCGCCCGCTCGAACTGCGGTCGCCTTCGGCTCGGACGGCCATGATCTGGTCGGTGTAGACCACGCCGCGGATCTCGGCGGACACGCGGTCGCCGAGCCGGAAGTCTTCACCGAGCACGAACGGTTGGCCGTCGCCGACGTCGAACTTCATCGAGCGGTAGGCCTTCATCGCGTAGTCGCCGGACGCCAGGTCCTGGATCGCGTTGATCACGTAGGCGGTGCCGTGGCCCTGGTGGAAGTATTCGCGGAACGCGTACGGTCCGGCTTTGGCTGAGCGGATCGGGTTGACGAACCTCTGGAACGCGAGGAACACGTCATCGAGGTATCCCTGGTAGAGGTTGTCGAGGCCTTCGGCGCCGGGTGTGGCGTAGGTGGGGCCGATGCCGGTGGTGATGGTCTGACCGAGTTGAGAGAGCCCATAGCGGATGGCCCAGGTGATGGCGGCGTTCAGCCATGCCGGTGACCGCCCGCCGACGACGATGTCGGTGCCCTGCTGTTTGTGGATCACCCGCCGCGACTTGCGGACGTTGCCGTAGCCGACGTCGCGGTACACGAACGGCGGCGGGGCCGGGGCGACTATCAGCAGTTTGCGGAAGAACGGGTCGGTGTCGCCGTCGCGGTCGGCGTCCAGCGGGATGAGGGTTTCGGTGATCAGGTCGTCGAGGGTCGCGGCGAACAGGTTGATGGCGCCGTCGGCCAGGGTGCCCGTCGGGCCGGTGACCCCGGATTTGTCCTCGAAACTCAGGATCACGCATGCCCTTGGGGGGCAGAGGATCGCGCCGAGCACATCGCCGAACACCTCGGTGTAGGGGGGCGGGTCACCGGGCAGCCACGTGTAGGCGCGGCAGATGACGCCGGCGTCCTTCATCGCCGGCGACAGGACGGTGTGGGCGTCCTTCCAGCGCGATCCGATGGTGCACCAGCGGGACTGGTCGAGGATCGGGTTGACGGGCATGACCTGCACCGGCCAGTTCAGCGGCGACAGGTTCTCCAGCAACGACGTGGGGTCGAACAGGTTGCGCGGCAACGGGAACCAGCCGTTGAGGCTGTGGAGGCGGAAAAGGTTGATCCACACCGAGGTGGCGCAGGTGGTGACCGTGGGGCCACCCCACAGGAACATGCGCGGCAGCTGCACCTCCATGGGAAAAATGGGGTTGGCCGCCAGATAGATACCTTTGAGGTGGCGCCGGTTGGAGATGCAGTTCAGGGTCGTGTGCGACGTTTCGCCGGGGTTGTCCTCGTCGTCGATGGTGAGGACCTTCCCGCCCCAGCGGGACCGCCAGTCGTGCGGTTTGTCGGGGTCGGGGTCGATGGTGATGTGGACGTCTTCGTCGTCGCCGATCTGGTAGGTGACGATCTCGCGGAGCCAGTCGTTGGCCTGCCCGGAGAACGTGACGTGGGCTTCGCCGTCGTCGGTGGCCAGTTCCTCCCAATCCCACCGGTCCAGGTTCTCCAGGCGGGCGACGAACTGCATGTCCTTGTCCCACAGGCGGATCAGGGGTTGCTTGGTGCGCCGGTTCATGTACGCCCAGCGGCGTTCCAGCAGGTGCATCTGCAGCTCGGCGGTGAACTGCCCGTCGAGGGTTTTCGGGTCCAGGGTGGCGGTGCTCACGCGAGCGCGCTTTCGAAGCGCTGCGGGCACTGCGCCCAGATCCGGCCGCCGGGGCGGCTGTGCGAAACGGGCAGCGTCGCGACGGATCTCGGTGGGATCGGCACCGAGAATCCCTGGCCTTTGAACCGCTGCAGCAACGGCAAGCCCGAATCGCCGTACTCGCCGAGCAGCCAGTCGAGCAGCTCGGCGTTGCGGACGAACTTCTTGACGATGTTGTCGACGGGATCTTTGGTGCTGATCGCGATCCGGTGCGTCGGGTCGGTGTCGATGATGGCGTGCTCACCGTCGGCGAGTTCGGGGACGTCGATCATCACGGCGTCACGGCTGTAGGTGAACGAGCCCGACACGGCGTCGGCGAACGGTGTCCCGAACAGGCCGGCCACGCGCGGCCAGTCGTCGAGCAGGTTGCGTTCCCCGGTGACGAAACCGTTGGGCCCGTCGCCCAATCGCACCTTGCCGGGTGCGGTGACGAAGAAGATCGGCCACTGCGGTTCGGTGCTGCGGTTGGCGATCCGGATGAACCCCGCGTGCGGCCCGTACAGGTACGGCGACGACACGAACGGCGCCGGGGCGGTGTCGGGGCGATGCCAGCGCGGTTCCCCGTCGACGGCCAGGACCACGTCGTGCAGGGAGACGCCCTGCAGGGCGGGGTCGTCGGGCAGCGCGCACTTGGGTGCCTCGAGGAGCTGGGCGGGCACCCACAGTTGCCCGAACCGGCGGGTGGTCAGCGCGAACCATCCGGTGGCGTCGCGGCGGCAGCCGCGCCAGAACCGGGATTCGACGTCGTACCAGCCCAGCGGCGCCCAGGAACGCAGGCCGAGGGTGAAGCTGATTTCGCGGCGCGAATCCACTGTGCGTTCGAATCGTGGTGGCCCGTAGGCCGGTTTGGTCCAGATGCCTTCGAAGGGGACGTGCACGATTCCGTCGATGGGGCCGGAGATGAACGCGCCTGCGCTGCCGCCCATCTGCCCGGCCAGCGGCCAGAACGCGCCGTCGGAGCCGATCCAGGTGATGGTGACGCCTTCACCGCGCGCGGCCGGCGACAGTTCGCTCCACTTGACGGTGCGCCGGCCGGTGATGATCGTTTCGGCCATCAGCCGACGCCGATCTGCGCGGGTGCCGAATAGGTGCCCAGCCGTGGTGTTTTCAGGATGGTGCGCCGCGTCCGGTCGGCGATGGACTGCTCATCGCCCTGCGGGTTGTTGATGGTGACGTGCGTGGACTGGTCCACCGGGCCGGGCGCGGTGCCGCCGCCGGTGTGGACGGTGGGGGCCGACGGGTCTGTCGGGCTGGTCGGCAGCAGCGAGCTGACCCCGGGGATCATCCCGAACGGCAGGCCGCTGGTGCCGGCGCCGGTGTCGGCCATCCCGGAGAACGGATCGGTTGCACCCGCCGTGGAGGTTTGCGCCCCCTGGTCGGCGGCCGCGCCGGCGACGTTCTTCGCGAACCCCAGCACCGCGCCCAACGATTTCACCGCGGGCAGATCGGAAATGTCGGGAAACAGCGAACCGTCCAGGCCGAACGTTTCCTTCATGAAGGAGCCCAGGATGCCGCCGAGGTCGTCGAAATCGCCTTTGCCGCTCGCCTTCCGGTCCTTTGCCGCCTTCTCCTCGGTGAACTTGCCCTTGCGGGCTTCGGCGGCGTCGGCCTGGGCATCATCGGCTTCGCGGCGGGCCCGGGCTGCGTCGTCCTGGGCTTGCTTCACCGATTGCAGCGCCGAGAGCCGCTGCGATTCCGACGCGTCGGCGTCGAGCTCGTTGACCCGCGCCAGGGCCAACGCGACCGCGGTGTCGGCATCCGTGATCCGAACAAGCGCATCCGCGGCCCGCTGATCCGCCTCCCGCACCGCCTTCGGATCAGCCCGCCAGTAGCCGCGGGTGCCGTTCTCGTCGAATCCGGGCACCCCCGGCCCGTAGCCGGGAGTTGTGTTGCGGGACAAGTCGATCGGCGAACTCGCCGACGAACCGAACGCGTCCAGCTGCGGGCTCATGCCGGGGGCTGCCGTTGTTGCCCAATGCACATGACTTGCGTGTTGCGCCAGCAGGTCCGCCCCGTAGGCGCCGGTGCCGCGCTGGGCGTTCTTGATCAGGTTGGCCGGGTCGAACCCGGGGCTCTGGTAGATCAGCTCCAGCGTCTGGCCGACCATGTTGTTGGCGATCCAGTTGGCCAGCGCGTCCATCTGTTCGCGGGTGCCGGAGAAGTCGAACCCGTAACCCGATTTCACACCGCCGGGGACAAGATTCTGGCCCATGTGATGCCAGCCCTTGTCATAGTCGTGGGAGGCGTTCTCCCACGACCCGGTGCCGAACGTGCTTTTGATCCCGAAGTTCTGCTCCACCCACGCCCGCAGGGACTGCTCATCCGGCGGCGGAACCGTCGGGGCGGCGTTGCGCGCCCCGAAATCAGGCCCTGAGGTCGTCCCGGACGCGCTCTGTGGCGTGTTCGCGGTGACACCGGGAACACTGCCCTTGGTGATGGCTTCCCACGCCTGCAGACCCTGCGGCGGGGTGCCGTTGTAGCCCTTCCACGCTATCCGCTCAGCAACCGCGATCTGCTGCTCGCGTGTTGCGAGGTTGGCTGTCGTAGCGAACTCGGTGCCACCGAAGGCTTTCCAGGTGCCGTCGGTGATCTGCAACCCGCCCCGCGGTGCGCCCGACGAGGTCATGTGCCCGCCGGTGTTGTCGTCCTGCCAGTTCCCGCTGGACTCCGCCTGGGCCACCTTGTCCCACAACCCCGACCCGGACAGCGACGGGATGCCGTTGGGGAACAGCGGTGGTGGTTTCGACTTGCCGATGGCGTCGGCCGCATCCTTTGCGGCCTGCGCCTGCGCGTCGGTCAGGATCGGGGTCCGCGCGCCCGGTGTTGGGGCAGCCGGCGGCGCCGGCATCGGTGTGCCACCCAACGGCAACAGCAGATCGTTGAGGGTGCCCGCGCCTGTGCTACCGGTGCCGCCGAGTGTGTCGAGGACGCCCTGCGGGGTCAGCGGTGTGCCCGGGGTGCCGCCGTGCGACTTGATGTCGAAATAGGTTGGGTCGAACACCGATTGGATCATGTCGGGCAGGTCCCGGATGACCGGCAGGTCGGTGAACCAGTCAGCGATGTCGGTCTTGAGGTCGGCGAACCAGTGCGACACCGCCGCGGTCGCCGACTCCCACTCCGACTTGAAATTGTCGGTCGCCGCCTTCGTCGACCGCTCCGAAGCCCCCTGCAGGTCCTTGAATTCGTTCTTCGCCGGATCCAGGTTGAACTGGTTGACCGCCTCCCCCATGTCCTCCCACTGGGTGCCGAACAGGCGTTGCCAGATCAACGCCTGCTGCATCGGGTCGTCGACACGCTTGAGCGCGTCGAACGTCGCATTGAGTGCCACCTTCGCCGAATCCCCGCCGGCGGCGAACCGGCCCGCCATGTCATCGGCGGACAAGCCGAGCGCCTCGAACCCCTCCCGCGTCGTCTTCGACCCGTCGACCGCGCGGATCGAGAACTCCTTGAGCGCATCAGCGACCTTGTCGGTGTCACGCGCCCCGCCCTTGAGTCCCTGACTGAGCAGTGTCATGTATTCGCCGGCGTCGAGACCGAATTTTCTTGCCTGCGTGGAGTATTCGTTGACGGTGTCCAGCCAGTCCCCAGACACGTCGAGCCCTTTTTGGAATCCGGCGGTGATGATGTCGGACGCCTCGGAGATGCTGCCGGCCAGGCCGGTGCGCATCAGGGTCGCGATCGAACGCGACAGCTCCGACGCCGAGGCCTCGGTGACCATCGACAGGCCTTGCAGCTGCTCGACCAGATCGGCCGCGGCACCCTCCGCCGCGTCCGGGCTCAGCAGACCCGCCCTCAACGCCGCCTGCGTGGTCTCCAAGTTGTCGGCCAGCGACGCACCGAACCCATGCGCGTACGCCAGC